TTTTGTGTAGTCATAAAACTGCACATCAGGGAATTGCTCCATGATACCAGCCTTTTCCCACAGAATATCACTTGTACCGTTAAGCCTCACACATGGTTGCACACCATTCTTGTGTTGCCTACGTCTAAAAATAGTTATGTCGTTTATAAGCGCATCCATGAACCCAATGCGGTCTGTATGATACCACACTGTTTTGCGTTCACGCCCACGCTGAACACTGGACATTTTACCTCGCCCAGCAGATACAAGACATCCCTTGTGACATTGCGCTTTCTCAGCCAACGCACATATGTTGAACGTCTTGCCCTCAATAATAGTCTTGAAGGGCTTGAGGTACATAATACCTGTCATGTACTCTGACCCATCACCCTTCACAGTTTTGGCATTACTGCCAACACCAATAAGATTGTATGACATAGTGTCACCCCTTGGTTAGTTATTGAATAAAGAATGGGGGCTTTCTATGTGGCATACCCGTCACGCGGCATAGTCCACCCCCGTCCTGGCACTCTCCGACATACTGGATACTCCCTCCTTGGTTTGACCCTGCAATCGGCACAAGCGTTACAGTATGTCAGGTAATTAGGCGCACCGCTAGTGCATTATGGTCTACACCACCCACAGAGATTTCATGTGTCCATCTGCCCACGTTTTATGGCCTATCCCTTGGCCTATTGCTGGTGTGGATAACCTAGCTTTATTTTGATATCTGCTTTTCCGTACCTCGTTTTGTTTCAGTCTCTTTACTCTAATTCAGTGTCATTCGGTCGTCAAGTCTTTTTTTAGTCCCTTATCGCTTTATGCCCGCTGACCACGTTTACTAGCTTGTGACTTGTTATCCAACCCCTAGGGCTTTGTCGCTGTCATGTCGCTGTCTGTTCTGCGATGATTAAAGAATGACATAGGGCAAAACAGAAATCAACAAAAAGTTTGTCAATGATTTGACAGGTAGTGTGTCAATAGTTTGACAGGCGTCAAGATTTTGACGGGGGTCTATATATACTAAAGGTATCAGGGATGCCTATTTTTTATGCACCAGTCTGCCTATTTTTTGTGCAGTCTCTGAAAGGCTGGCCTTTTTTGAGCGATAAATAGGCGTCAAGTGATAGGGCATCCCTTGCCTTGCGCAATAAAAACAAGGACTTAGGCCGCTTTCTTCACGTCGCGCCAAGGAATGTTCACGTTTTGTTCCAGGCCGAAGGCCTAGGGGCCGGACCGCCACCCCCGTAGGGTACGTATATATACATAGAAACACACAGATTAGGAAAATTAAGTGTTAACCACAAGTGCAAGTGACAATATGTGTATACAGAAGTATGCACACAACATATGGTGTCAAAGGGTATATTTTCTTATTTGATTAATTTTGTACTTGACAACGATATGCCATCTATGGTATAACTATAACATATAATGGGTCATTAGATAAAGAAACAAACTTGATAAAAACATTAAATGTTAACATTAAATGTACCAACTAATACCCTCAATAAAGATAAAAGACACCTAATGTTCCATTTAATATACCCTATCTGTACTTTTATGTAAAAAGAACTTGACAATGAGAGATAAATCTGTAAAACTGTACACAGACAATGTGCTTGAAGCGTTCTATGAAGCTATCAAGAATAATACCCTCCGTAATTTACACATACCCCACAGTGATGTATTCTTTGTGAGACAAGCTGTGGAGGCACATTATGGTCGTTCATTCTCTCTAAAGCATGTTGAAGATGCAATGAAAGCAGAGGGATGGAAGGACACAGATGATGTTTAAGACAATGGTAATGGTTTGTGCATTACATGCTCCAGACCAATGTGTAACTTTTGAGGACACGATTAAGTTGCGTGAAACTAAGATTGAATGTTACAATCGTGCAGTAGAGATGGTACAACAGGTGACACCAACCATATCTGTACCATTTCAAGTTATGTACAAGTGTGAAGAACAAAAGAGTGTGTAATGTCTGTAGAGTACCGTGGCATTAAATTTCCAGGCTATAACAAGCCTATTAAATCCAACCGTGAGGGCAAGAAGATGATGGTCCTTGCGAAGGATGGTGACAAGGTACGCTTGATACACTTCGGTGCTACGGGTTATGGGCATAACTATAGTGATGCGGCCCGTAAGTCATTTCGTGCTAGGCACAAGTGTGACGAAGCAAAGGATAAGCTGACGGCCCGTTACTGGGCGTGTAAGACCCTATGGAAGGGCAAGGGTGGCTCTACAAAGTCCAGTCCTAAATCACGTAAAGGAAAATACTAATGGCTAAGAAAAAGGATGACGTAATGGTTGTTTCAATTGGTATTGGTAAGATGGACAAGAAGCAATTGCGAAAGATGGAACAGAAGCACAAGAAGGCTGAAATGATGATGGGTGGTATGGCCAATGGCAAGAAGCACATGTACGCAGCTGGTGGTTCAGTAACTGAAAACCCCGGTCTCAAAGCTTTGAAGGCTAGTGGACCAAAGGGTATGGAAGCATACAACAAGATTACCGGTAAGGACTAATGCACCCTGTCGAGCAGGACATCCGTAATTGGTCTAAGAATTTCCTAGAAGTACCCAATGTCAAATTGAATGGCTTACCACCTTGTCCTTATGCTGCGAAGGCATGGAGTGACGACAAGGTGATGTTCAGTATCAACACTGGACTTGAAGGTTTGCGTTACGAAGTTGAGATATTCGATAGCCACAACTATGACATTATAGTATGGGCTGAAGAAGATATGCCAGACATGCAATACTTAGACGGCTGGTGCGACGGTATGAATGAGGCACTGTCTGTGGCCGGTATGGATATGCACCTAATGGTCTTTCACCCTGAGTACGATGCTGTAGATGCAGGGCTTGACTTTTTAGTAGATGATGGTATAACTAGTGACGAATTAGAATATTGCATGGTATTTGTGCAGAGACTATCGCCGTTAGACGATGCGGCACTAAGCTTGGAAAAGTCTGGGTACTATGAGAATTTTCCAGATAATGTTTATGAGAGTCTAGTATTAGACAGACGGAGATTGAGACATGATGCGTGGTAAAACAAAAGTCGCCAGTAAGAAAATGCGTGGTGGTGGCATGGCTAAGGTTGCCAAGAAGAAGATGGCACGTGGTGGCGTTGCCAAAAAGAAAATGATGCGCGGTGGTATGGCCGCTAAGAAAAAGAAGTAAAGTGTTATGGCTAGACATATTGGCGTGGCAAAGCTGGAAAAGCCGCGTCCAAAGCGGCGTCCAGGAGTTCACAAAAAGAATGCGAACAAAAGGAACAAACCTAAGACGCACTTTGGTTAAGTATGTAGGTTGGGGTTTGCTCTACATGGGTAAACCCTTTACCGCTGTAGGTAACTGGTTCTGGAAACGGCACCGTGCAGTATTGGACTGGAATAAGTAATGGTACAGCCTGTATCCTTCGACACTGCTACTGAAAGTATCACCGTGACTGCCACAGCCGGTGGTGCAAGCAGTAATGTTATCTACACTGTACCTAACAACCATGACGCTACTGTGGAGTTCCTGCACATCAGTAATGGTGCATCTTCTACAGACAACATATCAATTCAGTGGTACCACAAAGAAGACGATACGTACTACACCATTTTGAATAACAAGTCTATTAGTGGTAACGATGTGTACAATATGATTACATCCGACAGACTGCACCTACACGCTGGGGATAAACTTACCGCCTTTAACGGCGGCAGCAGCTTGGGTGTCACCGTGTCTGTCAAAGAATACTTTAACCCGGCCCGTAGAGCATAGGAGTAGGAGATGCCCCGTGTCACCAAAAAGCCAGCCGCCAAAAAAACCAAAACCGCACCGGCTAGAGCGAAAAAGAAACCGACTGGAACGCTTAAACTTTCGACGGGCGGTGCGGCAAAGAACAAAAGCAGAGTTAACGAAGCTGGCAACTACACTAAGCCAACAATGAGAAAAAACTTATTCAATAAGATTAAGGCTGGTGGCAAGGGGGGTAATCCTGGTCAGTGGTCTGCCCGTAAGGCACAGATGCTTGCAAAGCAATACAAGGCCAAGGGTGGCGGGTATACATGACACATGCTTTTCTCCTATTCGTGTTTCTTGGGGTAGGGGAAGAAAAAAAGTTAGTTAGCAATGACCTGTATTTCAAAGACCTAAATGAATGTGTGTGGTATGCACAGATAATACATAAACAAGGTAGCCAGATAACTTCCTACTGTCTACCCAAACTGGTGAACCCAGACAAGGTGAGACTGTACTGATGGACCCTATTAGCGCAATGGCAACGGCATCGGCTGCGTTCGGTGCAATTAAAAAAGGAATGCAGGTAGGCCGTGACATTGAACAGATGGCTGGTGACTTGTCCCGTTGGATGGGTGCCATGTCTGACTTGGAACAGGCAGAGAAAGAAGCAAAGAACCCACCTATTTTTAAGAAGTTGTTTGCTGGCCAGTCGGTAGAACAACAAGCTATTACAGCCTTTGCAAACAAGGAAAAGGCAAAGCAACAGCGGTACGAATTACAACAGTGGATTTCATTGACTATGGGTAAGTCTAAGTGGGATGAACTCGTAGCGATGGAAGGCCAGATACGTAAGCAGCGTAAGGAAACACTGTATAAGCAGCGTGAGCGTAGGCAAAAGTTTGTTGAATTTGTAGCATGGACTATTGTGGCTACTATAGGTGCGGCTCTCTTATACGGATTTGTAATGTTTCTTAAGGGGCAAGTTGCTCATGCAGCAGACCCAGAATATGTAACGTGTCGGTTAAAGGGTTGTACAACTGTGGACAAACAACGTGTGTGCGTCTATCATGGGGTAAACAACACCGTAGATACAATCTTTTTTCGTATGGATGAGTGGTTCCCCCGCGAGTTTCAGTGTCGGTATTCCCCTAATGAAACCAAACCACCAAGCATACAAGAAACATTTGAAGCAATTAGAAAGTCACAGAAAAAATAATGGCACTTTCAAAATCACAAAAGAGCCTAAAGAGTTGGACAAAGCAGGATTGGAGAACCAAAAGTGGTAAAAAATCCAGTGAGACTGGTGAACGGTATTTACCGGCGGCAGCTATCAAGTCGCTTTCTCCACAGGAATATGCGGCTACAACCAAAGCTAAAAGGGAAGGTTCACGAGCCGGTAAGCAGTTTGTCAAGCAACCCAAAAAAATAGCAAAGAAGACTGCACAGTTTCGGAGAAAGTAATGCGCGTACTAATTACAATTATTGCCTTGACATTCTTTACAGCATGTGATAGAATAGATTTTTCTGATATGTCAACAGCAGCAGGAGCAACGGGAGCAGCTATTGGCACTGCAGTGATAACAACAAACCCTATGGCTATTGGTGCTGTGACAGCGGGTGGGGCCATAGCTGGTGCAACACTAGTGAAGGACGATAAGAGTTTGAGTACAGAACAGATTAAAGAAGTAGAGAATCCGTGGCAAGCAATGCTTGTAGCATTTGATCAACTATTGGCCCATGCGTTTGAGATTGTCATTGCCATCGGCATTGCAGCTATAGGTATTCCAATGTTGATTACGTATCTTATGGGACGGTTCAAGCAACGCCCAGAGGATGCTAAGACGATTAACAATCTTGTAGAAAAGATTGGAAAGATGAAAGAAACAGACTAGTGGCTGCTGACGTGCTTATGCAGTGGAAAGTATTTCCACGATTAATGACCATTATGTTTTGTTTGATGGCTTGGCGATGTGCAGAATGGTTTATGAATTTATCTGATCCTAGCGCAATACAAGCCGGTTTTGTTTCGGTAGTTATGGGTGCAATGACTGGTGCCTTTGCTATTTGGATGGGAAGTGAAAGTAAACGCTAATGTGGCCCTATACTGAGGAAGAGAGACGATGGCTCGACAACTAACAGAGCGACAGCAGAAGTTCCTTGAGGTACTTTTTGATGAGGCTGGTGGAGACGTTCCATTGGCAAAGCGTCTTGCTGGTTATGCTGAGAAGAGTTCCACAACGGAAATCATCAAAGGCTTGAAGGAGGAAATCCTTGATGCCACGCAGATGTATATGGCACGTAATGCGCCGAAGGCTGCGGTGGCAATGACGGGTGCATTGGATGACCCAACTGAACTTGGCATACGTGACAAGATGTCTGCTGCCAAGGAACTCTTGGACCGTACCGGCTTGGTAAAGACTGAGAAGATGCAAGTTGAAGCAAGCGGTGGTGTAATGCTTATGCCGCCCAAGGCATCCGTCGAGGACGATGATTAAGTTTATTGATTGGAACGCTGGCATTAAGGAGGGACGTAAGAATGACATGTGTCCAAATTGTGCCACAAGAAATATGAAACGACAAGGACGCAACAGGCGTATTTGCAGGGACTGCGATACAATGTTCATTAGGCCAAAAACATATGACAAGAACAGCGGGTCGGTTCAAACTTCCACAGCCGACAGACATTAAAGATGAGGAAGAGTGGGTTCCTGTCCCACGTATTGCACGTACAATACCTTTTGGTTATGAGGCAGATGAGGATGACCCCGACATCCTAATACCCATACCAAAGGAGTTAGACTTACTAGAAACTGCACGAAAGCATGTGAAGCAGTATTCGTATCGGGAAGTGGCAAATTGGTTGTCCGCAAACTCTGGTCGTTACATATCGCACGTAGGACTGAGGAAAAGATTAGCACATGAGCGACAGCGTAAGAACCAAGCTAGAAGCCTCCGCAAGTGGGCAGAATATGCGGAAAAGGCAATCGCCAAGGCGCAAGAAATCGAAGAAACAAGACTTGGAGCCAAGCGTAAAAACGCCACAGATTGAGGCTATGGAGCCTGTAGAGAGTTCCATAGAGGAACACGCCAACGTACTGTTCAAGCCTAATGCTGGGCCTCAGACAGAGTTTCTTGCCGCATCTGAACGTGAAGTTCTATACGGCGGCAGTGCAGGGGGCGGTAAGTCATATGCTATGCTTGCTGACCCACTGCGTTACATGGGCCACCCACAGTTTAGTGGGTTGCTTCTTCGACATACAACGGAAGAACTGCGAGAACTTATCTTCAAGTCGCAGGAGTTGTATCCGAAGATTTGGCCCGGTATCAAATGGTCAGAAAGAAAGATGCAGTGGACCGCGCCATCTGGAGCGAGGCTGTGGATGTCCTACCTAGACAGGGATGAGGACGTGCTTCGCTATCAGGGTCTGGCATTTAGCTGGATAGGCTTTGACGAGTTGACACAATGGGCTACCCCATACGCATGGAACTATATGCGATCTCGTCTACGGTCCACTGCCCCTGACTTGCCTATTTTTATGAGGGCAACCACCAACCCTGGTGGAAGGGGGCATCAGTGGGTTAAGAAGATGTTTATTGACCCAGCACCTTTTAACAAGGCATTTGATGCAACAGACATTGAAACTAACGAAGTGTTGCGATATCCTGCCGGACACTCTAAGGCAGGAAAGTCTCTGTTCAAGCGGAGATTTATCCCAGCGAGACTTATTGATAATCCTTACCTATCCGAATCAGGTGACTACGAAGCAATGCTTCTGTCACTACCAGAACAGCAGAGACGCCAACTCTTGGAAGGTGATTGGGATATTAAAGAAGGTGCTGCGTTTACCGAATTTAATCGGGATGTGCATGTCGTTGAGCCTTTTGGCATACCTAACAATTGGGTTAAGTTTAGGGCTTGTGATTATGGTTATGGTTCTTACAGTGGCGTTATTTGGTTTGCTGTATCACCAGACGAGCGTTTAATTGTATACCGTGAACTATATGTAAGCAAAGTATTGGCGACAGACTTAGCAGATATGATACTTGATTTGGAAGCAGAAGATGGAAATATTAAGTATGGTGTTTTGGACAGCAGTCTTTGGCACAAGCGTGGCGATACTGGTCCTTCTCTTGCGGAGCAAATGATTGGTCGTGGGTGTCGTTGGCGTCCATCTGACAGAAGCCGTGGTAGTCGAGTAGCAGGCAAGAACGAGATACATCGTAGACTACAGATAGATGAATTTACAGAGGAACCTCGTCTTGTATTCTTTAGTAGCTGCACAAATGTCATCAGTCAGTTACCAGCCCTGCCGCTTGACAAAAAGAATCCAGAGGATATTGACACGCACTCTGAAGACCATTTGTATGATGCACTCAGATACGGCGTTATGTCGCGTCCGCGATTCAGCTTGTTCGACTACGACCCTACGGGAAGACCTTCGACAAGCATGCGTGTAGCAGATAACACGTTTGGTTATTAAGGAAAAATCACATGGATGAAGATGAAATTCCAATGGAGACTGACGCTATTGCGTTAGACGATAGTGACGATACTACAATATCAGATGTGGATATGTCTGGTCTTATTGGATATGTTCAAGGCTTGTACAGTCGTGCGGAAGACTATAGGTATCAAGATGAAGAGCGTTGGATTAAATCTTATCGTAACTATCGTGGCTTGTATGGTCCTGACGTTCAGTTTACAGAAGCAGAAAAGTCTCGTGTATTTATCAAGGTAACAAAGACAAAGACACTGGCGGCGTATGGCCAGATTGTTGATGTATTGTTTGCCAACAATAAGTTTCCTTTGTCCATTGAGCCTACTGAACTTCCTGATGGTGTGGTAGGCGATGTACATTTTGACCCGCAAAAGCCGGAAGAACTACGTGATCCTTTTGAAAATCCTTATGGGTTTGAAGGAGACGGTCAAGAATTTCCCGCAGGTGCCACTCAACAATCTCTTATGGAGAGTCTTGGCCCACTTACAGATAAACTTCAAGATGTAGAAATTCTTGAAAAGGGTATAGGAACAACTGCTACAGCCATTACGTTTAGTCCAGCAATGGTTGCTGCAAAGGCTATGCAAAAGAAAATTCACGATCAGCTTGAAGAATCTGGGGCAAATAAACATCTTCGCAGTACGGCGTTTGAAATGTCCCTTTTTGGCACAGGTGTTATTAAGGGGCCATTTGCTATTGACAAAGAGTATCCTAATTGGGGAGACGATGGAGAGTATGACCCGCTTTTTAAAACCGTTCCGCAAGTTTCTCATGTGTCTGTTTGGAACTTTTATCCTGACCCTGATGCAAACAATATGGATGAGGCGCAGTTTGTAATTGAACGTCACAAGATGTCTCGTTCTCAACTACGCCAGTTGAAAAAACGTCCATACTTTCGTAGTCAGGTTATTGATGAAGCCATCCATATGGGTGAGAACTATACAAAGAAGTATTGGGAAGATGACCTTGCGGATTATGCACCAGAGCATGGTGTAGAGCGTTTTGAGGTACTTGAGTATTGGGGTACTATTGATACTGAGATGCTTGAAGTTGAAGGGGTTGAAATCCCTGACGAGTTGAAAGACTTTGATGAACTGCAAGCAAACATCTGGATTTGTAATGGCAAGCTTCTTCGGGTTGTGCTGAATCCATTTAAGCCAGCTAAGATTCCATATCACGCATCACCTTACGAACTTAACCCCTACTCGTTCTTTGGCGTGGGTATTGCGGAGAATATGGATGACACACAGACATTGATGAACGGCTTTATGCGCATGGCTGTTGACAATGCTGTTCTTTCAGGTAATCTTATTGTTGAGGTGGATGAAACCAATCTAGTTCCGGGGCAGGACTTGTCCTTGTATCCGGGCAAGGTGTTCCGTCGTCAGGGTGGCGCACCCGGTCAAGCAATCTTTGGCACAAAGTTCCCTAATGTGTCATCTGAAAACATGATGTTGTTTGACAAGGCGAGGCAGCTTTCTGACGAAAGTACAGGATTCCCGTCTTACGCGCATGGTCAGACGGGTATTAGTGGTGTGGGCCGTACGGCTAGTGGTATTTCAATGTTGATGAATGCTGCGGCAGGTGGCACAAAGAACGTCATCAAGAATGTAGACGACTACCTCCTTCGTCCTCTTGGTGAGGGTTTCTTCCGCTTCAACATGCAATTTGACTTTGATCCCGATATTAAAGGTGATCTTGAAGTCAAGGCGCGTGGTACTGAAAGCTTAATGGCTAACGAAGTACGTAGTCAGAGGCTGATGCAATTTTTGCAGATTGCCAGCAATCCGGCTCTTGCTCCGTTTGCAAAATTTCAGTACATTATTAGAGAGATTGCAAAGTCGCTTGATCTTGATCCTGATAGGGTTACAAATAATATGGATGAAGCAGCATTGCAAGCAGAACTACTAAAAGGATTCCAGCAACCAGCGGAAGCTGAAGCTGGCGCACCTGCAGGGGCTGATGTTACAGACCCAACAGGCGCAGGTGGGGGTACAATAGGTGTAGGTCAGGCTCCTATACCGGGTGAACAAGGATTTAGTGCGAATGATCAAGGAACGACTCAGCAAGCTGAAGCCACTGGTGAACCACAAGCAGTGGGAACAGTTCAATAATTATTTGAACGATATGATAGAGCTTCAGCAAAAGTCGTTGGAGCAAGCAGATAATGACATATTGGTGTACCGTTCTCAAGGTGCTATTGCTGCTTTGCGTCGTCTTACCAATCTTAGAACCGAAGTCAGGGATAGCGATGGCAACAGTATATAATAATCCAGGCAACATCGAAGCAGGACAAGGGTACGCAGGTGAAACCGGCGAGACATACGGCAAAGGTCGTTTTGCAGTCTTTAGTTCTCCTGAGATGGGATTACGTGCGTTGGCATATGATCTTCGGTCTAAAATGAATGAGTTTGATGGTGATGTAAGTAAAGTAATTTCCAAGTACGCCCCTGCCAATGAGAACAAAACAAAACAATATATTGACTACGTGAAGGGTCAAATTGGGGGCAGTAAGATCACTGACAAAAATCTAGCAAAAGCTGTTGCCGCTGTTGTTAGAATGGAGAACAGTGACGTTACTGAGGCAACGTATCTAGGTAAAGACTTGGATAATTTCTCAATGGTTAATGAGGCTATTGAACTTTCAAGGCTTGAACTTGATACGTCTGTAAACTTACAAACCGCTAGGGAAAGGTTGCGTGGCAGTCGCATTGACGCTATCCCAACGCCACCGCCTTTGACCGAAGAAAAAGAAACCGCTCCGCTAATCGTTGACGCAGACAGAGAAAAGCGCGTCATCGGGCGGGGCGATACTTTAACTAAGATTGCTGAAGAACAGGGTATGTCTATAGACCAGTTGCTGGCGATGAATCCAGAAATTGAAGACCCCGATTTGATTAGGACAGGTCAAGAATTAACAGTACGCAAACCAGAAAAGAAAGGTTTGTTTGGTATGGGGTTTGTCATACCAGGTACAGGTATTGGCTTTAACGAAGGTGGAGACGTTTCTATGCGTAGACAAATGGACCTCTTTGATGAGGGTGGACTAAAAGATGAAGGTGGTTCTGTTGATCCTTTTTCTGGGAATGATGTTCCTGTAGGCTCTCTTGAAAAAGAAGTTCGCGATGATATTCCGGCGCAGCTGAGTGAGGGGGAGTTTGTATTCCCTGCCGACGTAGTTAGATATTTTGGTCTTGAGACTTTGATGAAAATGCGGCAGAAAGCAAAGGCTGGTCTGCAACGCATGGAAGACATGGGCCAAATGGGCAACAGCGATCAGGCTGTTCTTCCTGATGATATTCCTTTTGATATTTCTGATCTTGAACTTGAAGATGATATGCCCATGATGATGCAAGTTGGTGGACTTGTAGATGATCCTTATTTAATGGAAAGACGAGAAGAAGAAGCTGACGTTCCACGTGTTGTTCCAACTTATCGTGATCTTATGGGTACATCGGGGGGAGGTTCCGCGTACACTACAGAGTTACGTCCTTATGTAAATGATGTTGGTGTAGTAATTCAAATTCCATTTTATGGTGGTCAACCATTGTACCCAATTCCTGCAGGTTTCTTTCCGCAACCCATTGCCCCTGCTCAAGAACAAGCACAGCAGACAACTACCACCACAACAGCTACTCAACAACAGGACGATGATGGTGATGGGCAAGCAGAAGCACAGGTAGCAGCAGAGCGGGCTAGATACAATAAAATTCAAGACACAAAAAGTAAGCTTGGTATCACAGGAGGTGGTGGGTTTAATATTGGCGCACTTCTGCCGTTTGGTCTTGGCGACGACATGCCAGCTATTGGTGGGCGTAAACAAACTATGGGACCGCCTACTGAAGAAGTTATGAAGGCGCGAGAGTTGGCTATGTCTAACCTGCAGGTTGCTGTTACCGGTAATGTAGGTAATGAGCCGGGTGATTTGGACGCAGCAAGTGGTGGTATCTTCAATATTCACGGTGTTGCCATTGATCCGTTTACTGGAGAAGCAGTAGGCAAAGGCGCAGATGCAAGTTATGGTAGTCGCGAAAACTTTGGCAACGTAATTGCTGCTGGTAATGAGTCTGGCTGGCGTGGTGGCTTTATTGGAAATAAGAATACTAATGCTTATCGTACTCTTAATGAAGCTCAGAAAGAAAAGTATGATAATTTCCTTGAGGCGTTAAACACCAAGACAGGTGTTCCTAACGTACTTCCTACAGCCCCACCTGCAGGTCGTAAAACTACTACACCTGTAGGTCAAATGGGTGCGCTTGGTTTTGAAGGGCAACCTTTGACTTCTGGAGCAATTGCACCAGACTTCACCCCTTTTGCTACAGGACCGTTTACTACTGAGGGTCCACAATATCCTAGTGATACTTTCACGGGAGGTATTGGTACAGGTGATATGGGTACTGCGGCAATCACGCAACCTATGGAGCCTTTAAATTATCCACAAGTTCCTGTTGTTGAGCAAAGGCAGTCACCGGTTGTACCTGCTATTATGACCCGTCCAACAGGTGACATGATGAGTCTGCCACAGAGTAAACCAACACCTGAAGAACTTTATGAATATAACTTTGGCACATCTGGTGTTCCAGACGTAACAGGAACAGGCAGAATTAAAACCCCAGAAATTGCTACAAACTTAGGCCAAGACCCCCTTACCGTAACCGGTCAACAAGAAATGACTCCAACTGAAATTGCTATGTTGCAAGGTGGTCTTGAGCGTGTTGATGAGCCTCAGTCACCCATATTTGCACAATCTCCTGTTTTGCCAACCTTTAGGAATACGGGTGAAACTATGGCGATGCCCACACCGGCTGACGAGGTAGCTAGACTTCGTGAAAGCCAAATAACAGATGATTCATTTACTGTTCAGGCTGAAGCGGAACGAGACATTAGTGATACACTGCAAGAACAAAGGGCTAGGGCTGCAGAAACTGCCAGACTGCAAGCACAAGCTGATGCGGAAGCAGAACGCGCTAGGGCCGCAGAGAGTGCTAGACTGCAAGCACAAGCTGATGCTAAGAAAAAAGCAGATCAGGAACGTGCAAGAGCAGCAGAGGCTGCTCGATTACAGGCACAGGCTGATGCTAAGAAAAAAGCAGACCAAGAACGTGCTAGGGCTGCAGAAGCTGCTAGGCTTAAAGCACAAGCCGAAGCGTCGGCTAATAAACATGGCTTTAAAGATAAGCGTGTTCGCGATGATCAAGGAACCGCGACCAAAGTTGAAAATAATAAGGTCTACTACTCTGATGATCACGATTGGTCTAAGCCAACACAAACGACTGTTCGGGAAGAAAAAGACGACAGTGATTCAGGGGGAGGCGGTAAAATTGTATGTACAGAAATGTACCGCCAAACACAATTGGATGATTGGAAACAAGCTATAAAGATTTGGGGTGTATACGAGAAAAAGTATTTAACGCCATATCACGAAAAAGGCTATCATTGGTTGTTTAAGCCTTGGGTTACAGGAATGCAAAGTAGCACTACACTTACATCTGTAGGTGCGTACTTAGCAAAAGCTAGAACGCAACATCTTAAACATATTATGACCAAGGGCAAAGCACAAGATAATTATATTGGTAACATGTGGTGTAAGGTTATTCACCCGATTGTGTATATTACAGGACGGATACTCTCATGGCAAAAGAAGTAACACTTAAAGACTATCAAAGTATGGTTCAACGTCGTATGGATAACCTTAACGACGAAGACCGTGAAACTCTAAGAGGGCTATTAGGCACACCTCAAATTCGTGCTATTGGTCGTGTTCTTGGAAGCGAACTCATGTCGGTGATCCAACTATCCGGCAGGGAGTCTCGTAAACGTGGGCTAGCAGCACGTTAAACAGCTAGATTAACTGGCCTACCCATCCCCCTGCATGGCTACGATGGCCCCAGATAGGAGAAACCTATGAACGACACAATTATGGCTGAAGAAATGCAGTCACCAAACAAAGTTGCATTTGCACAACGCAAATATAGTAATGAAGAAAAAAGGAAGCAAGAAGAAGAAGAACTTGAACAGCTTATGAAAGAGCAAAAGGGTGAGGTTGAAGAGCCAGAACCAGAGTCTTCAGAAGAAAAAACTTTCAAGAAGCGTTACGGTGATTTACGTCGCCACGTACAAGAGAAAGAAGCAGAGTTTCAAAAGCAACTAACAGAACTTAAAAGTCAACTTGATGCGGCTACTCGTAAAGAGATGAAGCTACCAAAGTCGGATGAAGACTTGGAGGCATGGGCTAGGGACTATCCAGATGTTGCTGCTATTATTGAAACTATTGCTACCAAAAAGGCTCAAGAGCAAGCTAAAGAATTGGAAGATCGTTTTAAGGCAGTTGACGAAATGCAGTTCAACGCAAAGCGAGAAAAGGCAGAAGCAGAATTGATGCGCTTGCATCCTGACTTTGATGATATTCGGGAGAGTGATGATTTTCATGACTGGGCTACGGAACAACCTAAATGGGTTCAGGAAGCACTCTATGAGAACGACAATGATGCTCGTTCTGCTGCCCGTGCTATTGACCTGTACAAGTCAGATAGAAACATCACGACAAAGAAAAAGTCAAGAGGCAACGCCGCAGAAGCTGTCACATCAAAGAATACTAGAAGCAAGCCGCAAGGGAATGAGGCATCTTCTTATCTAAAAGAATCGGATGTTCAACGTATGTCCGCACAGGAATATGAGAAGAACTCTGACGAAATCATGGAAGCTATCCGCTCTGGAAAGTTTATCTATGACGTATCTGGTTCAGCCAGGTAAAAAAAGTGTTGACAAATAGTTTGCAATGGATATAACTATAGTCATACCGCAAACGCAATCAGTCTTCGGATTACCTGATGCGTGTGGCCCGTTGAGTGTAGGTCGGCCAACTTACATAATACGCACCCATTACAAATCAGCCCTGACTAGTCTGGTGAGTTTGCATCTGTAAAATGCTAATTTAGGAGAAATCATCATGGCATTCAATACCGCTGCCGGGTATGGTAATCTTCCTAACGGTAATTTTTCGCCCGTCATTTACAGCAAACAGGTGCAACTTGCTTTCCGCAAGGCCGCTGTTTGTGAAGCAATTACCAATAACGACTACTTTGGTGAAATTGCTCAGATGGGGGATTCCGTTAAGATTATCAAGGAACCCGAAATCACAGTTAAGGCATACGCCCGTGGTACGACCATCACGCCGCAAGACCTTGACGACGAAGACTTCAACCTGACCATCGACAAAGCTAACTACTTTGCGTTCAAGGATGATGACATTGAAGAGGCGCACAGCCACGTTAACTTCCAGTCTCTGGCAAGTGACCGTGCCGCTTACCGTCTTGCTGACCAGTTTGACCAAGACGTTCTTGGCTACTTGTCAGGCTTTAAGCAGTCTGCTCTGCATGCAAATGCAGACACCGCAAACGACGTTGTTAACGGCTCAAAAGCTGTTTCGACTGCCGGTTCGGACGAACTGCTTGCAAGCATGAAGCTGGATGGCAGCGACTTTAACGCCGGTACTGGCGGGCAGTCGATTGCTCTCATCCCGCGTGTTGGTGGTGCAACTGCTGCTCCGTCAACTGCTGGTGAAGCTAACCCGCTTTCGCTTATTGCTCGTATGGGCCGTAAGCTGGACCAGCAAAATGTAGACACCACGGGACGTTGGCTTGTGGTAGACCCTGTTTTTGCAGAACTCCTGAAGGACGAAGACTCTCGTCTGTTCAACGCCGACTTCGGTGGTTCAGGTCTGCAGAACGGTCAGATGGCTGGCACCATTCATGGTTTCACCATCTACGTCTCCAACAACCTGCCGTCTGTCGGTTCTGGTCCTGCTACTGAAGCAGCGTCCAACGCCACTAACTACGGCGTGATTGTTGCTGGTCATTCTTCTGCTGTTGCAACTGCAGAGCAGATTAACAAGACCGAAACCTACCGCGACCCTGACAGCTTTGCTGACATCGTTCGTGGCATGCACCTGTATGGCCGCAAGATTCTTCGCCCTGAAGCACTTGTTAACGCCATCTACAACGTCCGCTAAAGGGAGATTAGAAAATGGCTACAATTACTGCTACTCTTGCTCCTGCTATGGGTAACTCCCAGCGTGGACGCAATCCGTACATGGTTGAGCAGGTCGTTGACCTTACTGCCAACAGCATTAATCCTAACGGTGACGTAGTACAGTGTATCACTGTCCCTGCGAACACCAAGATTTTGGCTGCTGGTTTTCAGGTAACGAAAAGCGCAACTCAGAACACGGGTACTGATGCTACTGCCATCCTTGGTACTGGCGCAGATGACAACGAATACGTAACAGCGTTTGACATTGACGGTGCTGCTGATGGTGCTTATGCACCTAGCGTAACTGTTTCTGCAGACCTTGTTATCGGCTCTGCTGATACGCTTGACCTGACCCTTGCTGGTTCAGGTGCATCGTTCACTGCCGGTGAAATTCGTGTCTACGCCATCATGATGGATGTAAGCGCACTTGGCGAAATGGAAGCTGCTGAAGTTTCTCGCGACCAAGCCTAAGTAATATGGGGGGCGGCAGAAGTCGCCCTCCTAACTCTTTAAGGATTTCAGATGGCATATACCTACCTTGACATCACGAATGAAGTATTGGCTCGTTTCAATGAAGTTTCATTGACGAGTTCCAATTTTGGTGCTTCTCGTGGATTTCAAACACAGTGTAAAAATGCTGTGAATGATGCCATCAATTACATTTTTCAGCGTGAGTTTGGGTGGTCTTTTAGCCACGCAGAACAAACTGAAACGCTTGTGGCTGGCACCACACGTTACTCAATCGGTGCTACAATTTATAATGTGGACTATGAAACTTTTCGTATTTCCAAAGATGACTCCCTTGGTGTAGCTGGTACGACCTTGCGTGTGTTAGATTACAATCAGTATGTTGATAGATACATAGACCAAGAGAGTACATCAGACGTTGGTTCAGTTCCTCTGCATGTGTTCCGTACACCAGATAACAACTACGGACTGTATCCATACCCTGATAAAGCTTATTCACTCAAGTATGACGCTTATGTAAAGCCAACTGCATTGAGTGCCGCAACAGATGTACCCACCATTCCTGAACAGTTCCGTCAGGTAATTGTGGATGGTGCAACTGCTTATGGTTATCAATATCGGGGTGAGGCGCAGCAGTACGGCATTAACTTCGCCCGGTTTGAAGAGGGCATAAAGCATATGCAGAGTTTGTTTATTAACCGTAATTTCAGCTATGTGCGTTCTACGTACATTCCACGTTCACAGAGGTATGGCACTTCAGTATTTCCGACAGGGGGCTAAGTAATGGCTGACGAATCTGGACTTAGCCCGTTTTACTTTGCATGTGAAGGTGGCCTTATTCTAAACCGTTCTACGTTTGCTATGTCTCCTGGCATGGCACTTGAACTAGAAAACTTTGAGCCTGACGTTGGTGGTGGATATAGACGCATCAATGGTTTTGAAAAGTGGAATAGTAATGTAGTTCCACAAACATCTTCTTCAAGTGAGTCTGTTTTGATGTCAGCTTTCTTTGAGGGTAATAACAAAGTTATTGCAGCTAGAGGTGAGAAAGTATTTGAAGCAGGTACAACAGGAAGCTGGACAGAGATTGACAGTGGACGAACAAACGCAAACAAGTATACTTTCTTTAGGTATAATCTTGCTGGTACTGACCACATTATTTGGGCTGACGGTGCTAATCACGCTACAAAATACGACGGGACAACTTTAACAGACATTAACGCAAGTGGCGCACCAGCTAATCCAAAGTTCGTAACAGGTTTTAAAGACGCTATGTTCTTTGCTGGGCATAGTGCTAACCCAGAAGAAATTATCTTTACTGCTCCGTTTACCGACAACGATTTTAGCACTGCTAATGGAGCAGGTGCAATTCGGGTAGACAGTAAAGTTACAGCACTGTTTCCATTTCGCAATGAACTTATTATCTTTGGCGAAAATCGTATATATAGGCTGACAGGTAGTACACTTGCGGATTTTGTAATGCAGCCTATCACAAGAGACATTGGATGTCTCAATGGTTTTACTGTTCAGGAACTTGGTGGTGACATTATATTCCTTGGGCGAGACGGTCTTAGAACTGTAGCTGGTACTGAACGGATTAATGACGTTGAACTTGGTACAATCAGTAAGGCCATTCAGGAACGCTTTGAAGGCGTGACAGACATCGACCAATTTGATAGCCTAGTAATACCAGATAAAACACAGTATCGTTTATTCCAAGTTAATACCTCTGCAAATACAGAGGCTAGAACAAAGGGTATCATTGCTGTAAAACGTGCGCAAGGTTATGAGTTTTCTGAAACTCTGGGAATACAACCATCTTGCACAGACTCAAATAGTGTTCAAGGCACTACTTATGTTTTGCATGGTGGCTTTGACGGATTTATTTACAGGCAGGAAAAAACAAATCAGTTTGATGGAACAGATATTGTTGGGCGTTATCGTTCAACAGATATTACAGCAGGGGATGCTGGTATCCGTAAAAACTTCCAACGTGTAATTATTAACTACGCACCGACAGGAATTGTAAACTCTGATTTGTTTTTACGGTATGACTATGAATCACCTGATGCCGCAAGACCAGCAGCATATCCTTTTGACAGTTCACAGGTTGTTGCATTGTACGGTGTTGGTAAATATGGCACCTCTACATACGGTGGTCAGTCAAACCCACTTGTTAGACAGCCAGTAGAGGGAAGTGGTTTTGCGATAGCACTACGGGTTGTGGACAACGGGGAGTCATCCCCATATTCACTTAAAGGTTTTCAGCTAGAATTTGACGCAGGAGCAAGAAGGTAATGGCAGGATACACCAGACAATCATCTTACACTGACGGTGATGTTATTACCGCAGCACACAGTAATGATGAATTTAATCAGATACTGGCTGCATTTGTAAACACCACTGGACA